GCCATCTGCCTGTCTTGCCCCACATAATGCCAAATGCGGAAAAGAGAAATCCAGAAAGCCCCATCGTGGAATCACTCACATACATAGGAAGGAAGCTCGCCACCACTGCAATGATGAAAGATTTAGCTACAGGAATCTGGTTTTTGATACCCCAAAGCACCAATAGATTAATGGCAAGATGAAAGATGTTGGCGTGGCAAAAACTGTATGTGAAGTGATTCCACCATGGGCATCCTGCATAGAAGCCTATATGGAACATTAAGCAAACCAAGCACAAGACCGTGACGGTCAGCTTAACGATGACGTTTCTTTCCGTAAACATCCGAGTGGTGATATTCCTTTCCATATTTCTTGCAAGCATTGAACGTTATCCGCATGTGAGTTTCCGAGATATAGAACTGAGGGGCAGGACGAGCGACCAAGAACTGACAGACAAACCACAGGCTCTTGCCAATGAACTCCTTTTGCTGCACCATTCTCTGCAACTCGACAAACATATCCTCGTACATTTGCCTGATGTGCGGCTTGAGCTTGCTCAACATGGAATAATCTCCCCTGAGCAGGGGGCTGAGCATTTGGTGAGCCTGTTTGGGCGACACGTAGTAGCGTGGTGCCTGATGGTTGATGGTCTTTATCCACGCCTCATGCTGCGAATGGCAATGGGTACACACCTCACGATAGACCTTCATCAAATCCTCTCTTTGTTTCTCGACTAAATCGAAGCCTCTTCTTGACATATAACTTCCTCTCTATTAGATGCCACAAAGTTACGAATTATTTAGAATACGTCCAAACAAAGCAACAATCTTTAACTTTTTGCACAAAAATTATTGTTTTGTGCAGGAATTTTCTTATCTTTGCAGCAGATTAATACATTTAGCTGGCTTTTTGTTAGGAATCGACACGAAAAATAGTAACAACTTAAAAAAGTATTAGATTATGAAACAGGCTAAAGATTCACCTCTCACCAGAGAGGAGCGCAATGCCATCCGCTTTGAGCGATTGCGCAGAAAGATTTATCGTTTTTACGAGGAGTTGGCAAGATTCGCTCCCATCGTGCTGATGGTTTGGCACTGGTACAGCTTGTGGGATTACAGTTGCTGCCCGCACCCTACCGTGACCAACACAGAGGAGAACGGCAACAGCATCATTTGGCAATACTCCATGATGTATCTATACCCGCCGATTGCGATGATACCATCGAGTTACTTCTTTCATTGGTGCTGGATTTACCGCATTCCGTTCTGGTACTTCGTGGGAATCAGCGGCATACGTCTCTTGTACCAGCACTGGCTGATGACCCCAGACCAGCTTCCCGCCCACTTCATGCTTATCGCTTTAACTGTAATTATATATGCTTATGGTATCACAACAATTATTGTCAAAGGCAAGAACAGCCCTAAGAATGCTTGAAAATGACGAATGCGGTCTTGACGACATGCAAAGAGAGAGTGCAATGAGGATGCTGGACTACTACATGGATGGCACCAGTCACTTCACTGAGTTATCGGCTAGAGGATGTATATCCCAGATGTACTATTACGAGGATGACACCAAAAAGGTGTTCGCTCCTTACTTCGACTACGAGGAGATAAAGGAGAAGTATGAGAATGTGAAGGACTTGATTCCAGACTACAACGCCTGGGACTACGCCGTGACGATGAATCTCATCTACTCCAACCATCAAGAGGTGATAAAGAAGTGGACAAGAGACAAGGACAAGGTTATCGGAAGAGTGAGTGAGCTTTCCGTTAGCTTCCTGAACGATGAGGACAGCAACCATCCCAATGATAAAATATGGTGGTTTATGAGCGGTTGTTGAATTACGGCAAGACTTATAAAATAGAGTGTTATCTTTGTCGCCATTAATCAAAACATTAATGGTATATGACAGATATTATTCATACTTTCCTACAAGAGCACCTTTACAGGTCGGCGTTGATTATCGCCATCTGCATGGGTGCTCTTGTTGTTTCCATGGGGGTTGACCTCTTCTTTGGCATCCGTAAGGCTAAGGAGAACGGCGAGGCAACCACAAGCAGAGGGTTTAAGAAGACTTGCGACAAGGCAAGGAAGTATTTCTCGCCGTTTATGGTGATGGTGTGCATCGACTTGATAGCCTGCATCGTGCTTCCGTTCCCAGTGTTCTCCATGATTTGGGCAGGATATTGCGTGTTCTGCGAGTTCGTGAGCGTGAGGGAGAAATCTTGGCAGAAGGCTGAGATTCGCAAGCAAGAGAGGACTTTAAGTGTCTTGCTAGAGAATAAAGACGACATAGCCAAGGCTATGATTGAGATTATGAAAGAAACAGGGACTAAAGAGAAAACGCTATGAACATCACAGAGCAACAACTCCTAAAGGTTATACCAAAGTCTGCCAGCAAGGTCAAGATATACGTGCCGGTCATCAACAAGTATGCCGACGCTTTCGGCATTGATACTCCTCTGCGACTTTCCCACTTTCTCGCACAGTGCTTGCATGAGACGGCAGGATTGGTACATGTTAGGGAAATCGGCAATGAGAACTATTGCCATAAATACGAGGTGGGTAAGCTTGCCAAGATGCTAGGCAACACACAGAAAGGCGATGGCTATAAGTACAAGGGACGTGGACTGCTGCAACTGACTGGCAGAGCCAACTACCAAGCCTATCAAGACTCAAAGTATTGCATAGGTGATATTATGAGCAAGCCTAACTTGCTGGAGCAGCCTACAGGGGCGGTAAAGTCCGCCATGTGGTATTGGCAGAAACATGGTCTCAACCGATTGGCGGACAAAGATGATTTATTGGGCGTTACGAAGGTAATCAACGGCGGAACCAATGGGCTGGAGAGTAGAAGAAGATATTTAGTGAAATGTAAAGAAGCATTTGGCGTATGAAATGGTATCACATAGAAACGTGGATAAGTACTATCGTGGTTGTCACTGTTGGCTTACTGATAGCCTTTCTATTGGGAAGCTGCAAGAGCAAGGAGTATATCACGGTGCCTGAGTATAGGACGGAATATGTGGTGAGGACGGACTCTTTCGTCAAACTGGATAGTATCTACTTGAAAGATTCGGTGTATGTGTATCAGAAAGGTGACACGGTGTTTGTAAACAAGGTTGCCTATCGTGACAGATACCATAATATATATAAGGTGAAGACGGACACCATCTTCAGGAAAGACTCCGTGAATGTTCCCTACCCTGTATCTCGTGAGTTGACCAAGAACGAACAGCGGTTGATGTCGCTAGGGAGGCTTTTCGTGGCGTTCCTTTTCTTGGTGGTCGGCACTATGGTGTTGGCAATCTTCTGGTATCACAATAAAAAATGCTAGCTTATGGCTGAGATTTCAAAGGAACTGGAGGCGATTGATGCGCTACTGATGGAGTTTCACGAACGGATTCGCTCGGGGCGATGCTTGACGAACAGAATCCAGAATTTTCTGCTTTTGGATTTTCTCCATACCATTGCCAACAAGGATGAGGGAATGAGCTTTGCCGAGGCTTGCGAGTACACTAGGATTCGTCCTTCTACTTTTAGGCGATTGGTCGCTGACGGCAGATTGCCACAAGGAAAGAAGCGCAAGGGCTTCACTGAAAAATTCTGGTATGCAAAGGATTTGGATAAGTACATAGATAAATTATTATAGGTTTTTGTTAGTTGTCTTTGATTTTTATGTATAATAAAAAAATCCCCACTCGGCTGTGATAGCTGGGTGGGGATTGTGGTTACTTCTCATAGGCTATTTCTTTCTATTTAATATTTCCAACTTTGTTTCCAATTCTCTTTTCAGCTCTTGGTAGTATTCTATCTGGCTGTCACATCTTTCAATCTCAATCTTTAGAGATTCCTCTTCGGTAATTGAGATGTTGTTTACCCTCTTCATGTCTAACAGAAGAGAGGATAATGTTTCCTTGCTCATGTCGTTTGTATTTTCTCGTTAAACTTATCGCCTTGGTGATGCGGTGGTCTTTACGCTTATCCAAGCAATAATCATCAATCTTTAGTAGCCAATATAAGGAGGTGTGCTTAACACTTCTGCACAGCCAAATATTTGCCATTATCTTCTTTGCCAGTCTAATCTTCATAAGCTACCGTAATCATCTTCTAGTCCTTTATTCAGTATATCTATAATGCTGCCCATTCGTTTTGTTAAACGCAAATTATTGCGTATCAAGTAAAATGCAGCCATTCCTGCTATTCTGTACGTGATAGCGCTCACCCAAAAGAACGGATAGGTTATCAATATCCAAAGTAATAACCATCCAAAAGATAGGTAAATCTTCATTTTTTTCTTCATATCTCTTCAATTTAAATTATACAACAAAAGCGATACCC